GTCCGGATTTTTACGAGAGGCCCTCACACATCCTGCGGGACTTTTACTGCAGGGGGAACAACTTGTTACGCAAAAGCTTCTTGCGTCCATTTTATGACAAATGACTCGTTCTTCATTCATCCATCGAACCTTAGTTTTGGAGAACTATCACATTGCTAATGTGACACCATTTAAACATGACTTCAAAATGGGGCATTTTTCTCTGAAATCAGACCTTTTGAATTGTTGGTCAACAATACCTTTTGTCTCTGTGCTTTAAAGGATTTTATAGGCACTTGAGAGTCAGTTTAATGTGTTGACTAGCACATAACGTTGTTAGTAAACCCTAACAACGTGTAGGTCTGCTGCTGCTACAGTACCAGGCAAAGTTCCTCCTGATATAGCAAAAGTGGCAGAAGCTGCTGTTATTACTACAGCAACAATTGTCATCGTGTTGCTACACCCTGTAGCACCACTGGTTGGAGCCAAATAAGACGATGTAGGAGTTTGTGAGGTTCCATTACCGAAATAATTAGTCAAACTACAACCAACTAGTGTGTTTGCTAGTTGATTAGTAATTGTTGAACTTGCTCCCTGTACAGAGTATGAAATCAAATACGTGCCTGATAAAATTGTTGAAGGAAAGGTGTAAGTAGAATTCTTAACCGTTCCTAAAATAGTTGAATTGGCAGTAGGTGATCCCACCGTAGTTGTGTCAGAACCCATGTAATGAGAAGTGCTAACGGTCTGGGGCAAGTTGAAATGATCAAACTGCACTGAAATATTAGCACCTAAACTTGGCTTGAACAGTTCTATCTCATAACTTACAGACCATTCACCCAAATTTCCACTTGAGGTAGAGAGACCGACTGTAGCAAGTTGGACATTACACCAATCGTACAATCTGGCATCTTTACCTGAAGCCACTGACCCACTTCTAATAAACTTAATAGGTGAGAATGTGATTGATGGATCACATTCTATCCCATGAATAACACTTTTAGAAGGTTTAACTGCAACACAGTATTCAGATTGTTCCATAATTATCTTAGACGTGAAATTAGAATTTAGTACATTGTAGTCAGTAGAAATAATTACTGACCCCATAGCACCTCCTGCTGACACTTCTGAGTAAGTGGACAAAAACGTGAATACCATCCCATGCACTCTGTAACTCTCATAGTTTTGCGCTATCTGCGATAAGAAAGGAAAAACTGAGGACAATCCTGGGTTGACCGGAAAAGAAGACAATGTGAAGGTGGTTCCTCCCGAGGAAGAAATATCACCAATAAATTCCCGATGTCTAATAACCGTAGAATGTTTTGTCTCAGAGAAAACAGGGGCTTGGACTCCCATGTCTAATTGAGACAAAATACTATTCTGGCGAATGTTTTGATTAGATGTGAAATAGTCTCCTACTCCAGTGATTTCAGCAAAACCTTGACCGAATAGATTACCTAGCTTAGCTCCTATATCACCTGCAAAATATCTACCTATATCTGACCCTACTCGAGAAGCAGTACCTTTTGGCACGTTCTTTTGTAAGTAGTTATAGGCAGTTTTTGCAGTATCCATGATATAACCACCTTGCCCTCTAATACCTGGGATAGAAGAACTCACAGCTTTATTAAGAGCTCTGATCTCCCCTAATACTTGGGCATTAGTAATTTGTTTTGTTTGTTGGACTTGATTTTTCTTCTGATTAGAATTTTTTGTTTTCTTAGCCCTAAAAATACTCCCAAAGTTCTGGCTGGAAAAATTGAGAGTTAAACAACCAATATTCCATAACATATGCAGGATTGTTCTACTACATACATCATTTCCCGCATACATTATAAATGTGTGTACGGGTATCCATCTATGAGCACCATGCCACATTTCGAAACAATCAAACAAATAACTCAAAGGTAAATAAAAGTTTTTGATAAATTCTTCCAAAATTGGTGCCATAACACAATGAATCAAAAATTGATGAATCCAATAATTATAATTCAAGGGATTTTGTGGTTTCTTTGAGGTTTCAACTGACTTTTTAGGTACAGCAACCTGTGGCGTGCCGAGTGAATTAGAATTGGATAAATATTCTATACTACACTGGCTATGTGTGGCATCTAAGTCGCATGGAAAAACCGCGACGAAGCATTCCTCCCAAAACACACCTCGAAACACTATTTTAAGTCTAGTGTCCAAAGACTGGATTGATAAATCTGTCAATTCAACTGAATCAACATCAACTTTAAAAATTTTAGAAAATTGTAACAAAGAAGAAGAATGGCAAACATCTATGGTTGTAGAATTTGTCTCCCATTCCTCTCTCACAATCTTTTTCTCCTTGACTTTACCATGTTGCTCTAAATATAAGTTCAAAAATGTTCCCATTAAAGGTACATGTGTACCTAATGGCAGTAAACTAATGACAGTGCCCTTCATGGTGGCATCCATCTTAGCTTCTGGTATATTATTAACATTTAAGCCAAACTTTGAGAAAAATTTAATAGGATTCAATCCCCATTTCCTTTGATTATTTCCAATATTCCAGAAATAACCAGAACAGTAAGATAAAGTATCTAGAGTCACATATTTAACCTTAACTACCATTCCTAAAGATGAGTAAAAATTTATGATGGCGGAAGTCTCTATGTACACATCAGTACCCAAAAACCCATCATCGCCTTTTGCTACAGCCAGCAAATTGGCGTCAGCTCCGAAAAGCTGTTTTACTATCATTAAATTGATAATTATAGTGTTAAATAAAGAGGTCCAGTTGTCTCCTGAACGTCTCCCATGTTCACAACTAAACCTACACCCTTGACCGTAACCTTGCATAGTGACCCACGTTTCTTTAATTTCATCCCAGTATGGTGGATCAAAACCTAAAAAAGTTAAGAACCACTTCTCAAGTTGAAGAAAATGTTTAGAAACACACCCATCAAAATTAGAAACATCTAATTCAATGAGATATTTCCTTGAAGCACATTGCACGGCCAAATCTCCTAACTGATTCGCATCCAATCTACAATCATAAATTAAGTTAGAATTAGCCACAGAAAAAGTTTGCTCTAAACAATTAGAAATTGCTTTGATAAATCTTCCTATTACTTTTTGAAACTCTAAAGTGCGATTGTGAATGATTCTAGGTTTGAATTCATAAATGGTTTTGCCTACGTAAGCTTCTTTCTTACCAAAAACACTATGAGGCCAATCTACATATTCTTCATAATATTCTTGGGCTTCTGTTAACTTACGTTTACGTACTCCATCCATCTTAGACAACCAATCATCCATGTCAGGCACAACAATATTGTCATACGACAAACTGCTAAGAAAATTTTTAGCATTAGCGACTAGATTCTTCAATACTGCTGAACTTTCTTTTCGTTTAAACAAATATCTTATTCTCAAGCCGTTATATATGTCATGATAACAGCATAAAGGAATGGCCATGACAGCTTTTTCTATCACGGTACCATAAGAATACACTCTTTTATCATGAACACATATTTGTTCTAAATCTTTCTTACATGTGAGGGTAGAATCCGCATTCAATTCCGGCAGATTCTCCCTAAAACCTGAACACGTTCTAGGAAATGACATGACTGACGCATAATGAACTTTCGGAACATAAATTCCTAAGAGATATTGATAAAATAGATCATAGAAACTAGATATGTAAACAGTAGTTACTGTGACACACACAAAAAACATATCATAATAAGAAATATGATAATAATCTTGTTTTCTATTAGCTAACAACATCAATCCAACTAACGTCATATATAAAAAGCACAGAGTCCTTTTAGCTCCAGAATCATTTGAAAAAAATAAATACCTGAAGAAAGCAACCCATCTTCCTATAGTAGAATCAGTTGTATAAGTTAACACTATGGCCTCAACCATGCTAGGTGAAAAGTTTGACATATTTAACTCTCTGCGCAACATTATAGCTCTTGTTTGTTTCAAGTTGTCCGTTTTAATTTGCTGGTAATTTTCAACAAATTCTAAATATTCTCTTGATAACAAATATGCTCTAATTTCTGTTGCCGCAGCGGGAAATAAGTCTCCATTTTTCCTCATAACACTACTAACCTTACTAACCAAAAACTCCAAATCCATTGTGATCTTGGAGCTAATAACCAAGTGGGTCACTTCTTTACAAGCTCCCACAACTATTTTTGTCTTGGCAGATGTTGCATCGAAATTAGTCAACAACAAACTCCGGTTATGTCTAACCAGAACGAATGGTCCCACCACTGAAACCACTTCTTCTCCCAAAACTAGAAAAGGAAAAGTGCCAATCACACTCACTTTTTCCTTTCCCACATAAGATGCCCGCACGAATGCAGCATCTTCACCTACAAATTCATAATTAATACAAGCCAAATTTAAACTCTTGAAGTCCACTTTCATAATACACCCTTCCGGTATTGTCCCAAAAAGTTGTGAACTTATAGGGGCTAAATCATGCTTATTAATTTTCATTTTGTTTTCACCTTTTTCCTCGCGCC